CAGCATATTCTAGACACTTAAGTTCTGTATCGGTTAAACTTACTGTAATATCTGGCATTTTACTCTCCTATGATGGTTTAGTAGGCCAAGTCACATCATCTAAAGATGTTGCACTATTTGTTATGTCTCTTAAATCCTGACGATAAGAAATACGTTCAGAACTCATGGTAAGGTCACTAGACGCCCACCAATCTGTTTCTGCTAGTCTACGGTTACGCTCTTCACGCAGTAACCTCATGGGTTCTGCTGCTACAAGCTCGTCTTTCTTGGTAGATACTGCTGACCAAGTTGTACCAAAATCATCAGGATTGTCGCTTTCTATAGCAGAGCCGTTGCTATCTGCGCCTGTGACCTTACGAAACATTTCGTTAAACTCTGCTTCAGAAGTAGGCTCTCCACGTAACACCCATTCTGTTACGCCTAGTTCGTTTAATGCTGTTGGTATATCTGTCATTTGTTTATCCTAATAAGTAAACATAGTGATTATTATAATTTATATTGTTGTGAACTGCTCCCCCAGCACACCACCATTCGATGTAATCATTAGCTGCAAGTTCAATTAAAAACTTCATACTTAACGTAGCATAGTCATCGGAGGCGTTTGTTTGTGAACTAGTACCAGATATTTGAGTACCGTTTTTACGCATATGTACTTCTGTATTTGTACTAGTGCTATCTGTTAGTTGCGTAAATCCAATGGCGTAAAGGCCAGCAATAGGAACGATCATTCGATCATTTGTTGTGTCAACAGTTAATCCACCGCCACTTATAACATTACCGTCTAGTGTTATTTTAGCTGTAGCTGTTTGTGCAGATCCAGCCTTACTTGCCTGACCATAAGGAATAACAGGTTTTAAAATTGCACCACTGCTATCTATGGTTAACCCAGTAGTGCCACCAGTGTTCTGTATCGTATCAACTTTTAAGATAGAACTCATTGGGCTATCTCCATTAGCGTAAGTGTTGCGGTAGATGTAACCTCATTGGCGTAATTGTATAATAAAGTTCCTTGGTTTGTATAATACTGTGTTTTGTAAGTAGTAGCGCTAGTGGTAGAGGGGCTATCAAGGAATTGAAAAGCGGCAGTAGTCATACAATAATCTGTAACAGTGCTATACATATTTAGATGGTGTATGTTTGTGCTACCTCTCAGTAGCCTTATGATAGCGTCCTGATTATTTAAATATAAAACGGCTGCATGATGTAAAATTAAAACCTTACTACTTGAAAACTTAGGTGTAATGGTTGCTGTTAATCCAGTATCCACATACGTGTTAACAGTAGGCGAAGTTGCATATGTTGTAGATGTTCCCTGCACTACCTGAATAACATGCCCTGCAATATGCACACCATTACCAGAAGTCTTTTCGTTTATGGTGTCTACCTTCAGGATGCTCATTAGACTACTTCCTCAACTATAATTGCAGACTGATACAATCCACCTTGATTAAATCTAAATGCAGTAGTTTCAGAGCCATATTTTTTGCTCTGCAATTTTATTGTTCTTGAGTTAGTATTCCCTGAAGCGACTGTTACAAACTTACTTGCTCTTGTGAAATTATTAGGATTTGTTCCCCCTGAAGGTACATTACTTTGCCAGTAATTTTCATAACCACTTTGTGTGCTAATTTCACTTCCATCGTGAAGTATTCTTACAGAACCACCTGCATAATTTCCAGTACTACCAGTTGCGTATGCGTTAACGTGATAATGTACAGTAATGTGCAAAGTGCTTGTTGATAATTTTGGTGTAAAATCTATGGTTCCGCCATTGATATCTGCATAAGTCTCAGTTGAATTATCAGTCACAGTAGTCCACACTACAACTTGTCTTTGAATAACTTGTCCTGAACTTGGCGTTAACACTCCTGCACTAGCATCCAACGTCTGACCAGAAGGTACGATAATCTTATTAGCATTACCGCCAGAGCTAAGACCTTTTAGATTTTCTACGTGTAAAGTACTCATATGATTGTCAAGTTCCCATTAACTGTAAGCGTAATATTAGCCGCAATGCTTAGAGGTCCATTACAACTAGCATTCTCTGCGCTTGCTATGGTTGTGTCTGTGGACATTGTTTGATCATTTGTTTGAAACAAAGCCGTTTTCATTGTGTTTTGCGTTGTGTCGTATAAAGGCGCTCTAATGGTGCTTTGAAACGTGCCACCTTGCGATAAGCTAGGGGCATCTGCAACGCTGAAGGTATTGTGGCAAATTATTTGTATTTCATCATTTAACGCAGCTGGAGTATTTAAAGATATTTGAGTGCCAGAACTAGAATTATAATCCGCTGGCATAAGCAAAATTCCATTCTGTGTAACGTCAACTTGCCCCACATTAAAAACGGCTGGGAAAACTTGCTGGGATGCACTGGCGGTATACGTGTAAACCCTTCTTGTACCTTCGGTTAGTGTCTGTCCTATGTATGCCATGTCTGTGTCCTAACCTAGTAAAATTCCTCTAAACCAACTATGATTAGCATTAGCTTGTACAGTAACACTGGTATAACCATACCTATAAGGATGGAAACCTACTGTATCATTTGCCGCTAATTTTAATATAATTGAGTTACCTGAGAACTGATCGTTGCCTGTGTATACAGTATCTGCCGCGTTAGTTCTCGAACCATTTACAACAAACCAACTTTGCGTACAGTAATCATCAGTATATGCTTCTGCTCTAAAGTAATAAACCCCTGCCACTGGTGCGGTAAATAATCCGTTGCTATGATTATTGCCAGTGTCATACAAGTCAGTATCATAATTAACATAGGCATTACCTAGACTGTTAGCGTCATAAGTGCTGGCATTTTGAACATAAGCAGCAAAGCTAGGCTGATTAGGCTTTGTCACACGGCCTGATGCATCTATGAGAAGTCTATCAACAGAATTACTTGTACCTATTTTTATATCACCATTTGCTTCGGAGTTTAAAATATAAAAATGTGGACCACTGTCATACCCTAAAAATAAACCATCAGTAGCACCAATACCAGAAGAAGACGTGTGCATTTTAATAGCAGAACGTGTACCATTTCCTCCAATTTGAAGGGTAGACGCTCCTGAATCTCTTGGAGTTATTGTGCCTGTGTCGATACCAACATTACCAGTAACTGTTAAAGCACCACTCATAGTATCACCCGCAGTTTCTACATAAGCTGCACTATTTCCAGTAGCTAAATCTTTAGACTTACCCATTAGGTAATCTCCAATATACTCATAATCGCATCGCAACTACTAGCCGCACTCGATGTAACCTTGACGCTATCGCCTGTCTCCAACACAACCTTTTGATCACCACCAACAACAACTAAAGAACCACCGCTAGGAACCGTTGCAGTTTTAACCATAAAATGATCGTTAGAACCGTCATTTAGAGATACATCTACCGTTATGGCTGTAGCTGTACTGTTAGAACAAGTTAATCCTATGACAGTTGTTTGCGTAGAAGCTGCAACCGTGTAACTACCAATAGCCGTTGCAGATGTGCCGATATTTCTGCTTAGTTTTCTTTTAAACGTGTTTGCCATATCCTATCCTAACGCAATCGCCATAGATACTGGAACTGCCGCACGTTCATCAAAGTCAGCCGCCGCCAGTGTAATAAAAACTGTTGATGTACCAGAAAGATTTAATAAAGAACCAGTAGAACTAGATGTTAAGGTTCTGCTTAGAGTTGTACCGCTATGCGTGTATGTGCCAGTGCCAATTTCGTAGTCGTTACCGCTTTCAATAACATAACGCACACTGTCACCATTGCTTATTCCGCCATCAGCAAAAGTCCTAAACCCAGTTACAGCAGAGCCAAGCGTAATTGTGCCTGTTCCTGTCGTAGTCGTTGTGACCTTTACTCTGTCTGCTACTTTTACCATCTACTAGCTCGGATCTGGTATGCCTATATCTAAAGCAGATATATCAAACTGGTTGCCACTATTGACCGACTGAGAAGCGTTTAACGCACCTGTTACTAACAGCCTTGAATTTGACGTATCGCTAATTGCAAAATGTGTTGCTGTTCCTGTACCTGTCACAGAAGCATCACTGATAGCTGCCAATGTGACTTTTCTACCGCCACCTGTTCGATCCGCTGGCGCACCAATACTAATACTGGTTGTGTTGCCTAGCGTATATGTAGATGTTGCCTGTGCATATGTTGTTGCTTCTTGGCTTGTAATATCAAATCTGTTGGCCTCAGTGTCCAAAACCGTCAGCCCGTTATCAAGCACTCTGTCTGCTATACTTGCCATTAATAACTCCTTATTTTAACGCGACCACCAGAGCCGCTAGTTTTAGCATATTCACTATCTAAATTTATAGCATCCGTCGCTGTTTTATACAATGACGCCCATGTTGTTGCTCGCGCATCCTCTTGTAAATAAGGTGCAGTATGCAACAACGACCCATATAAATAAGCATCAGGATAATTTTCCAAAACCCAGTTAGACGTTGTTTGTGCGTTTAATGGGGGTATTTTACCATAATAAAGTAGTTGTATGTCGTAAGCCGCATCAGGGGTTGGGTTTAATTCTATTGAACCATCTAGTATTGTAAAATTAACTGGTTTTCCTGTTGTGTTGTTGTTTTGCGCTCGAAGTTTGCTTATCTCAAATTGACCAACATTTTCAATCGTCGAGGTTGTGCTATCAATAATTGAGAGACGTATCATTTCTAAATAATCACTAGGTAATGCTGTATATTGTGTATCAGCTACAGCATTTGCTCTTTTTTCCATACGCCAGTGTCGTAAAGTTCTATTTAAAGAAGTCTCAGCTAAAGTAATAAAATCAGGAATGACACTTGTTAAATCGTCACGATTTAAAAAATCTGCTACACTTGTTTTTAATTCATCGTAAGTTGTAAGTGCCATTTATTTCACCACTTTACTTTGTTTGCCCAATACGCCGCAGACATTTTGCCCCTATCTATCCATTTTTTTTGCCTTGCTTTAAAAGCTTTATTTC